CGGAAATGATCGTCAAACTGACACGCCAAGAAGAAAGCCAGTGTGAGCAAGCCAGCCGTATGCGCTGGCAGATGAACCGGGCAAGCGGGATAGATCCGCAACGGGTAGCGCCGCAGGAAGCAGGCAACATTGATCTGCTTGGCATCCGTGCAGAGTGCGCCGTGGCAAAGGCGCTCAGTCTGGATTTCAACCCGTACCACCTGGGCATCGACAACGGTGCAGATCTGTTCGCCGGGGATGTCAGCATCGACGTGAAAGCACGCTTTAGCGGCGGGTACACATTGTTCCGCACACCTGAAAAGTTCCGCGCTGACGTGGTGGTTTCTTGCGAACAAGTCAAAGACGGCATTGGCATCGTGGGCTGGGCTTCAAAGCAAAGGTTTTTAGAGCGCGCACAGGTGCGTGACCTTGGGCATGGCGAGACGATGGCCCTGCCTGACAGCGAATTGACTGACATCAGCGTCCTATGGCGCGAGATAACTGCGAGACGAGTGAATGGCTAAGCACGACAGGCAAAAAGACGATTGGTATCCGACACCCTTCAAGGCAACGGAAAAGCTGTTGCGGAAGGAAGATTTCGACAAAACCGTGTGGGAACCGGCTGCGGGTGACGGCGCAATCTCTGTGGTTCTGGAAGATCACGGCTACAACACGATCAGCACAGATCTAAACGACTATGGATTTTGTGATTCTGGCGTTGATTTCCTGATGGAGACGGAACGCAAAGCCGACAGCCTTGTCACCAATCCGCCTTACAAGCTGGCCGACGAGTTTATTAAGCATGCCATCTATCTTGGCGTTGAAAAGCACGCATGGTTGCTTCGCCTGTCATTTCTTGAGGGCGTGAAGCGCCACTACAGCATTTTCAGCATCAACCCGCCGTCGATTGTTTATGTGTTCAGTCAACGCCTGACCATGTGGCGGGGCGACTATGTGGACAGCAACACGCCGGTCTATAGCAGCGGCACGACAGCCTATGCGTGGTTCGTCTGGGACAAGGATGACGAAAGCGGCACTACACAGGTGACGTGGATATGACCGATCAGTTCATCAACAGAAGCGCGCTCACGGAAAACTTTACCGTGCTGCCTAACGCGCTGCTGAATGATGACCGGGTAAGCGGTGAGGGGCTTGCCCTGATGGTCTATTTGCTGTCAAAGCCGCCGTCATGGCAGCTATCGCCCACAGATATTCGTAAACGCTTCAAGTGGGGCAGGGACAAAGCCTACAAGGTCATTACTGGCCTGATCGAATGTGGCTACATCATCAAAGATGCCGAAAGGGAAGGCGGTAGGTTCAACGCGCATGTCTATTTTATCTATGATACGCCTCAAATCTCACCACTTCCTGAAAAACCGGATACGGAAAAACCGGATCCGGTAAATCAGGACACTATAAAGAACAGAGAAACTATCCATATATCTACTATAGAAAGAACCGACTCTAACAAAGCGGACGAGTGGTTCGATAAATTCTGGGCTGTAGTCGCTCACAAAGAGGAACGCAAAACCTCTAAAGCAAAGTTTTTGCGGGCGTGCAAAACGACTGACCCGCAAGTCATCATTGATGCCTACAAGGGGCAACTAGCTGCCCACCTGGCTTCTGGCGACCAAGCAAAATATTTCAAACGGCCTAAAACATGGCTCAACGGCGAGTGCTGGAACGACGAATATCAGCGTGCCGAAGCTGTCCTTTTCCACAACCGTTATACCAACAAAGTCAAAGGTTGGTTGAGAACCGGCTATTGGCACCCAGAGTGGGGCGACCCACCTGACACGCCGACGGCAATGCCAGATGCACGACTTGCTCTGAAGGAATTGACAGATGGCTAAAAAAAGCAAAGCAAAGGTCTTTGATAACGCGGACGTGCTACCCACTGCCGAGCGCGGACAGCACAATGAGATTATGACGCAGGAAACCCGCAAGGCTGGCAAGATGGTCCGCCGGGTGATCGACGGCACTAGTCTTGATTACTACAGGCGGCACGGGCAGATCACGGTTGATCAATACGACGCCGGAATCCGTCTCTATTCGCTATGGCGGCAAGCTGGACTAGAACAGCGCATAACAAGCCGCCTGTCAGACATGCCAGCCGGATCTAGTGACGGCATGGCGTCGGAGCGCGCCGCGCACGCTTTCACCGATTTGAAAAAGCTACATAGGGAAATGGGCCACCATCTCTATGCCATCGCCGCCGACATATGCTGTCACGGATTCATGGCGTCGGAATGGGCCGAAAAGAACGGCAAAAGTAAGCGAGGCGCACCGGATATCATGCGCCTCGCTTTAGATGCTTTGGTTGATGCCTTCAAGCGTCTTTAATGGGTGCTTTCTCGGCAATCTTCACAGACAAATTCGTCCAGATCATCAAGGTCGCCGGTGTGAAAGGCATATTCCCGGATTTTACAGAAACCCGCCAGTTTCAGCACCTGATCGTCCGACAAGCGGCGCACGTCGCAGATGATGACCCAATCATTAGGCGACGGCATGTCGTCGTCCGCTTTGACGACTAGCACCAAATCGTCGCCGGCGTCATCTTTCCAGCGGAAACATTCAAGATCATGGGACGCGCCCAACATCGGCTTACCCATGATTGCCGACACGCCACCCACGGCAAAAATGCCATTCACCATTTCAGAAGCGTTAAACGTCAATTCCATTATGCCACCTCATTGCGGCGTTCCGCCGTCGCTGTGATGTTGATGATCAGAAACACCTCGGGCGGACATTCGCACCCGTATTGATCGAAAACCTGTTCCGACCATTCACCGCTTTCCGTCAGCCCACATTCACAATCTTGTTCTTTGTTTGTGGGCTTGATGCCGTAGGTGATGCCGACCAGATCGTCGGGCCTTGCGTGGTGTTTCAGCTTGGAAATGCTGACCCGCTTGTCGCCGCGTTTGGTCTTATAGAAATTGATCGCGGTTTCTGTGCCGTCGGCCAGCATTGCGGCACGGGTGATTTTCTCACCCGCACCAATGTTTTGATAGTCAATGCCACAAAGCAAAGCTAACCGGCGCACGCTTTCGTTAGCGTCGATTATGTGCTTTTCCAGCATTGTCCTAGTAAGCCGGATGGTCGCCAGATCGGGCGACAAGCTTTCGATGATTGCTTGTTCTGTCATCACGCCACCCGCTGGACAAAAACGCCGTCGGAACCGTCCAGGCTATAGCGGAACGATTGAAAGCGCGCCGCTACGCCTTGGCGCTTGGCCCATTGGTTGCCGGTCTGGCCAAGCTGATTGCCGCGCATTGGCTTTTTCTTGGCATCGTCTGGCACAAAAAAGCCTTTGCCCACGTCCAAGTCCTGCCACGGATAGAGTTGAAGGCCGGTGCGTTGCGTCTTTGGCTTTTCCACGGCGTCGATGATTGCAAACTTTGTCATTTCGGTATGTCTCCCGTTTCGAGGTTCCTTTTCACAACCCTGCCATTTGACAGGTGACGCGCTACCAAGCACGCCGACGGGATGGCGGGCCATGACAGCCCGCCGCGCTGTTACCAATATTTCGGATCTGCGCCGGTCGCGATGACGGCGATGACGTAAAGCAAGACGAACAAGCACCAAAAGGCGATTGTCGCCGCGATTTGTTCTATCCAGTCACGCATTGTTCAAGTCCTCCAATGCGATGACGCCGCTCTTGATCTGCCGCCGTGTTTCGTCAGTGTTTGAACCGACAAACTTGTTCCGGTATTTGCCGGTGGTAACGCTGTAATCCCACATTGAACGGTCAAGCGTCACTTGCCCGGTTTGCTTGCAGCGTTTTGCAATGACCGTCTGGTAGCTTTGAAAATAGGTCGCCTGATCAGTCTCAATGATGAATTGATTTTTCACAGGCTGGCCGGTGCGGCCTGTCATCTGCCTAACCTTCATGTCGTCACACTCGCGCGCGCTTCATGCACGTCGCGTCCTTTGTTGATGACTTGCACGGCGTCATTGATGGACAGGCCATAGAAGGCGGCGAATCCATCGACGCTGATAAAGTCGTTGAAAAAATCCAGATACAGGTCCGCCATCTGATCGTCGGTGATCTGGTCGGCGGTGCGTCCATAGACGCCAGCAACGAAATCGCGGTTCATGACGAAACACCGTCAAGAATGTCGGCAATCGCGTTTTGATGCCGCGCGGTGTGATAACAGCCCATTTCGAGCGATTTGGCCGCGCGGTGGCGGATTGCGTTTGCCGCGCCATGCTTTGCGATTTCGCAATTACGCATGACAACAAAGCGGAACGGATTGCCACGCACCTTGAAGGTGGTGACGTGGCTTTCCTGTTTGACTGAAAGGCGCGGTTTCATGCCGTCACCTCGCAATCAAACATTGCAAGGACGCTAACCGCGCGTGGCACAACGAAATCAGGTTCAAGGCCGCATTTCGTGGCGTACTCAATGCAATAGGTCGCCGCGCCGATTGCTTGTTCCTTATGCTTGGCGGCGTTCTTCTTGCTGTATGTGTTGCGGTCAGGGTCAGTCGCCATCTGCCAGCACGCCATGACGTCTTGAAGCTCGGCGTGCCAGAAAAGAAGGCGCTTAAAAGGAAGCTGTTGAAGCTGTTCCTTGTTGCTGATTTTGGCCATCTGGTTGTCTCCCGTTTTGGTTATACGTTTAATATAGCTTAACTAAAGGTTAATGCAATAACTAAAACGCATAAATAACGCATTATTTATTGTTAGCCGCGCGGGCTTACTGTATCTTGTGTTTAGGATTGAACGATTGCGCCACATTTAGATGGCGCATTTTTTATAGGTGCAACATGCCAGCGAAACGGAAATTCCATGACGCTGAATGGCGCGAATTTCTGAAACGCATCGGGGAAGGGAACAGCGCCAATCAGGTCTGCAAACAGGCAGACATGCCAAGCTGGCGGCTTGTAAGCGAAAAGCTGAATAGCGATTCAGACTTTGCAATGCGCTATTCGGTGGCAATGGAAAATCGCGGACAGGTTTACGCGGACAAAATCGCTGAAATCATCGACGCGGTTATTGACGGGCGCATTGACCCAAACGCCGGACGGGTTGCAATCGACGGGCTGAAATGGACAAGCGCAAAGCTGGCACCGAAAAAATACGGCGATATTCACCGGCATGAAGTGAAGCACACTGGAACGGATTACGTCGCGGCATTGAAGGCTATTGCAGAAGAAAAGCACAACGCCGATGGTGACGAATTACGCGCGCGAACCGATCAACCGGCGGCAGAAAAGGGCAAGGCATCACTGCATTGAGTCGGGTTGTCATTAGGCGGCTGGCGCTAACCTGCTGAAACCAAACGAAACGAATCCCATCGGCTAGGCCATCGGCGGCGGGAACCGGCGATTTCGGCGCTGATACCCCCCCCAGCAAAATTTGCCGGGGGCAGTTATTATTTATATATCCCCCTACCAAATAGGGCGGTGGTTCCCGTTGGTTCGCGACATAGGCGGGATTAAATTGGGCGAAAACTGCCCAGCCACCTTCCTAAACAAAGCGGGCATCCCATGATCCAAGCGTTTCCCATCACGATTGGCGAAGCTGCGATCATCGTTCTGCTGCTTGTAATGCTGCTAAAGAAATAGGGCGCTCCCGAAGGAACGCCCTTTAGTTGTGCGATGGTTTACTGTATGTAGACCTTGGGTGTTTTGCCTACGTTTTGCCCGATAAAGTACACGTCTTCTGCAAAAAAGTATGTGTAGGACGAATCGTTGATCAAAACCCTGTAGTGTTGGTTGAGGGGGTGGCCTTCTAGCTTCCCCTCGACTGACACTTGAGTGTCAAAGTTTGACCGGCCCTTTTCTGGATCTTTGACCCAGGCCACGCAAACTTGTTGACCGTTTAGCTTCTTTAGCACATCAGCAAACGTTTCGGTTTTGTCGCCGCTTTTACGACTGACGCTCCAAGGCGTATCCAATGCGCGGCCAAACGTGACCCTTGATGACATTTTGCACTCCTTTAACAATGTCAAACAGCGTAATGTTGTTTCTTAACAACAATTTATTATACCACACTTAAACGCATAAGTCAACCGTGGGTTAAAAGTGACTGACGACATTCAGAAGATTCTGCGCGAGTTGCACGACGATCCTGAGTTGTTCGTCAAGCATGTGCTTCATGCTACGCCGCAAGCGTGGCAGGCTGATGCGTTGCGCGCTGTGCGTGATAACAGCAAAGTGTCAATCAAGTCGGGCCACGGCGTTGGCAAGACAGCGTTTCTGTCATGGCTTGTGCTGTGGTGGCTGTTGACGCGCTACCCCACCAAGGTTGTGTGTACGGCGAACACTGCCCACCAGTTGTCGGATGTTTTGTGGACTGAGATTGACCGTTGGGCGAGGGGCATGCACCCCGGCTTCAAGGACCGTTTGAACTTCAAGGCCGACAAGATCAGTCTTGAGGGCGCTAATGACAGCTTTGCTGTAGCCAGAACAAGCAGACGAGAGTCGCCAGAAGCACTTCAAGGCTTCCATTCGGACAATATGCTTATACTTGTAGACGAAGCATCCGGTGTTCCTGATGTTGTCTTTCAGGTGGGCGAAGGTGCCATGAGTACCCCCGGTGCTAAGACGGTGCTTACAGGCAACCCCACCCGTTCTGATGGTTTCTTCTATGAGGCGTTCCACAGCAATCGTGACCAGTGGCACAACATCACGGTAAGCTGTGAGGATGCTGACACGGTTGACGAGAAATTCATCGCCAACATGGAAGCGCAGTATGGCCGGGACAGTAGCGTTTTCGGTGTGAGGGTGCTTGGCACCTTTCCTAGCCAATCAGACGACGTTCTGTTGCCCCTACACTTGGTTGAGGCGGCGATAGGTAGGGAGGTAGAGCCTTCCCCCACCACACCCGTTGTATGGGCCGTGGATGTTGCTCGATATGGCAGTGATAGATCGGCTCTTGCCAAGCGCAAGGGTCAGGAACTGATTGAGCCGGTCAAGACTTGGCAGAACAAGGATCTGATGGAACTGGCTGGCATCATACTGACCGAGTATGAGGCGTGCCGTTACATGGACAGGCCGACGGAGATTTACGTTGATGCGATTGGCGTTGGCGCGGGTTTGGCGGATCGTCTTGCGGAACTGGATCTGCCCGCTGTTTCGATTGCTGTATCTGAAAGTCCTGCTTTGCGGGATAAGTTTGGGCGGCTTCGTGACGAGTTGTTCTGGCGGGCGCGTGAATGGTTCGAGGGTCGCGATGTGGTGCTACCGCAGGACGATGCGCTAGTGCAGGAACTGACTGGTATTCGGTATAAGTACCTCTCTAACGGCAAATTGAAGATTGAGAGCAAGGACGAGATGAAGCGTCGGGGGCAGCGTTCTCCTGACGTTGCTGACGCCTTTGTGCTGACCTTTGCCGGTGAGGGTGTGATGGCAGCGGGCGGAATGAGCCGTTGGAACAGCCGCACCCCCCTCAAAGCCAATACGGGTTGGATTGTATGAGCAACGTGATTGATTTCACGCCGAAGGGCGAGATGGAAATCGAATTTGATGCGATTGACGATGATCGTGTGAATTACGTCGCTCACCAGCTTTCCTGTGTCATGGCAGGCGTAGACGCGATGACTGAGGTGACTTGGCAGGAGATTTTTCAAGGCGCGCTCTTGGCGACCATCTTTGCCGGTCAGACGGCTGGATATGAGCCGCAGGACGTTGAGGAAGCCTTTCATAGCATGAGGATTACTGATGGCGACGACGAAGGATGTTAAGCGCACGCCGTCTGGCAAACTGACTTACCGGGGCGAGACTTTCAGCGGCTACAACAAGCCGAAACGCACCCCCGGTAAAAGCAAGAAAAGTGCTGTGCTTGCGAAGAAGGGCGATCAGGTGAAGCTGGTGCGTTTCGGTGATCCGAATATGAGTATCAAGAAGAACCAGCCAGGTCGTCGCAGTAACTTTCGCGCCCGTCATAGCTGTGACACCGCGAAGGACAAATTCAGCGCAAGATATTGGAGTTGTAAAGCATGGTGACGTGTGAACCTTGCCCGTACCCAGCCAAGTGCAATGCGCGTGGAAAGTGCATTTCTGGCCGTATTCCGGGCTATTCTGAGCCGCTTCCTGAGCCAAAGCCCATGAATGTGATGACCACCAAGGGGACGGCGAAAACCGGCGTAAAAGCCAAGAAGAAAAGGATGAAGTGATGAACTATAACGGCAAGTCGAAGAAGAAGGCCAAGAAGGCCAAGGGCATCCGTATGCAAAGCGGGAAATACTGTTCCGCCTGATGCTCTATGTGAAAACTCTTAGAAGGCCGCGCGCTCCAATGCCTGCGGCCTTTTCTGTATGCGCTGAGTGCGTAACTCCGAAGCGTTGCAAGTCAGGCGAGGTATGTGATGGCAAGACGGCGGTTCAAGAGCGTCCCAAAAGACAAGCGAACCGGAGTGCCAAAAAAGTACCTCAAGGGCGCAAAAAACAAGTCGGCCAAGGCCGCAGAAATCAAGCGGACAGCCCGCGCGTACAAGCAGGGTAAGCCGATCAACGTCGCAGCAGTAAGTCGGTCGAGGGCAGCACAGAATGGCAACACGCAAGCCTCTAAGCGAAAAAACAAAGGCCGCTCTGCGTAAGAAGGCAGAAGGCTCACGCTTTACCTACGGCCAGTTGGCACAGGTCTATCGGCGCGGACAAGGTGCATACCTGTCCAGTGGTAGCCGTAATGTGCCGATGGCAGCTTGGGCAATGGGCCGCGTAAACTCCTTCATGTCCGGGAAGGGTGGTGCGCGCAAGGCCGACAACGACATTTACAAGAAAACGCGCGGTAAGAAGACATGATGGATGATGAACAGCTAGGCAGCATCATCTCTGGTGAGATTACTGATGCGCTAAACCACTACGACCAAGAGTTTTCGGCAAAGCGCATCAAGGCGCTGGATTACTACCTTGCCGAGCCACTTGGCAACGAGGTTGAGGGCAAAAGTCAGGTTATCAGCCAAGAGTTTGCTGACACCGTTGAGCAGATTATGCCGTCGCTCATGCGGATCTTCACGGCAAGTGACAAGTATGTGCGCTTTGCTGCGCGCACTGCCGAGGACGAGCCGCGTGCAGAACAGGCGAGTGATTACGTTAATTACATCATCAACCACGACAACCCCGGCTTCCGCATCTTTAGCCATTGGTTCCGTGATGCACTGATGTTTGGCTTGGGTGCCGTTAAGTTTTACTACGACGACACCACCACGGTTGAAGAAGCGACATACGAAAACCTGACCGAAGGTGAAATCGCGCTTTTGCTGGCAAACCCTGACGTTGAGTTGGTGAGCCAGCGCGAGAACATGACGACCATCATCGGTGAGGATGGCGAGGATGTTGAGGTAGTCGAGAGCTACAACCTCAAGATCCGAGTGAAGAAGGTCAGCGGGAAGATCTGCATCGACAACATTCCGCCCGAAGAATTTATGTTCAACAAGCGCGCCAAGTCGCTTGAGGACGCCCGGTTTATCTGTCACCGCACCACCATGACCATCAGCGTCCTTGTGTCGATGGGCTATGATCAGGACGAGATTGAGGCGCACGCTGGCCATCCCGCTCTTGAGGTGGACGAGGAGCGCCAAGTCCGCTTTGGCGACATTGAGGGTGGCACCGAGACTATGGCGGCTGACCCGTCGCAGCGTGAGGTTTCTGTCTATGACAGCATCATTCTGTGCGACATGGACGAAGATGGCGTAGCAGAGCGCCGTCGGGTGCTGTCGATTGGTGACAGCGGCCAGCACATTCTCGAAAACGAGGTGACGGATTTCATCCCGTTTGCCGTCATCTCGCCCATTATGATGCCGCACCGGCTTGTCGGGCGGTCCATCTTTGATCTGACCGAAGACCTACAGGTCATCAAGTCCACGCTGATGCGTCAGTACCTTGATGCCACCTATCTGACGGTCAATCCGCGCACCATCGCCGTAGAAGGCATGGTGAACCTCGATGATCTGTTGGACGGCACTGCGGGCGGCATCGTCCGTGTACGCCAGCCAGGGGCGGTGCAAACGCTCTCTGGGCAGGGTGTAGGCGGTGAGGTGCAGCCTCTGATGCGCTATCTGGACGAGGTGAAGGAATCTCGTACCGGCATGAGCAAGGCATCGCAGGGTCTTGACGCCAATGCCCTTCAAAGCACAACGGCAAGCGCCGTGTCTGCCACGGTTCGTGGAGCGCAGGCCAAACTTGAAAGCTATGCGCGTACATTCGCTGAGACGGGTGTTAAGGACTTGTTCCGTGGCATCTTGAAACTGGTGGCTGAGTACCAGCAACAAGAGCGCATTGTGCGCCTGCGTAACCAGTTTGTGCCGATTGACCCACGCGAGTTTGATAGCGAGTTTGATGTCATCGTGAACGTCGGTCTTGGCACTGCGGATGACGAGCAAAAGATTGCTTTCATCCAAGCCATGATGGCGGAAGGCAAGACCATTCTTGGCCAGCTTGGGCCGGACAACCCGTTGTGCGGTCTGCCGCAATATGCGGCCATGCTGCAAGAGATTGTCGAGATTGGCGGCTTCAAAGACACCGGGCGGTTCTTCAACCCGCCACAGGTGGTCGCGCAGCAAGTTGCAGCGAAGCAACAGCAAGCGCAGCAGATGTCGCAGAATCCTGAGATGATCAAGGTTCAGCAGGAATTTGAGTTGAAGAAGGCCAAGATGGAGCAAGAGCTTGCCTTGGCTAGAGAAAAAATGAACGCAGAGCTAGAATTACGCCGACAGGAGCTAATCCTAGAGGCACAGCTACGCCAACAAGAGGCGCAGCTAGGCGCGAACATCAGCACCAATCTGCCGCGCGCATGATCAAATACAATCGCATGGCGGAAAAAGACATTCCGCCAATGATTGAGTTGGGCGCTGAGATGCACGCAGAAGGTGCTTTCGGTGAGTTGGATTACTGCCGCGATAAATGCAGGCGGTTTGGTCAACGCTACATCAACAACCCGCAAACGCATTTTGCTCTGTGTGCTTACCAAGATGATGAACTGGTCGGCATGATCATGGGCAGCATTACGCCATATTATTTTGGCAACGACACGATTGCATCTGACCAGCTTTGGTATGTGAAGCAGGGCCGTAGAGGCTCAATGTTGGGAGTCAAGCTGCTCAACGCCTTTCGCTCTTGGGCGAGGGAAAACAACGCGAGTGAAGTCTGCATTGGCGTTTCAACGGCTGTTGATTTGGATAGGACGCATAAACTTCTTGGCCGACTTGGATTTAGCCATGTTGGCGGCACCTTTAAGGCAAAGCCATGATGAAACTGAACAAAGACACATTTGAGGTTGAGTTTGTTGACACGCTGACGTGCTTTTGTGGCGGCGGGTCTGATGACGACGACGGCGGGTCTAATGACAACAACAATTCCGGCGGAGGCGACCCGTCTTTCTATGACAATGAGCGTCCCGGCATACCGGACGGCAATCGTCCAGTTGGCGGCACCACAAATGTGTTTGAAGGTTCGTCGCAGCCTAGCAACAATGACGACAACGATTCTAGTCCACCGCCATTGCCACCACAGCCCGCTGACCCGAACTTTTATTCGGATCTAGCAGCGGCGGCGGCAGAAGCAGCGGCGGCGTTGCCAGCGGCACCGCCACCGGTCGATCTTGGGATTGCAACAGGAACTTCGCAGCCGGTTGACATAAGCGTTGGGTCTACAAACTTGCCCCCACCAGTAATTACTGGTGTAGACGGGGTGCCTTTTGACACCACTACTGGCAACGTCATTTCTGGTGACGCCTCTTACTTTGGCGATATTCCTACCGTTGACGACACCCCCGGCGGGATGGTGCCTTTGAACAGCGCGCCTGTGCCAGTACCGCCACCGCCGCGTTATCAGACAAACGCTCAAAAGGATTTTTACGAGAACCTTGCAGCGCAGGGTGACGCGGCGATGAACCAGTTTCGTGCCGAGGTGCGGAACCTTAATAATCGTGGGTTTCTTGGCAGTCAGATTGCAGCCGGTATCGGTGCTGATGGCGTGCCAAACTTTGACCCGACTTTCCCGGCTGGCTCACAGATCCGTGGCGTGACAACCACCAACTTTGTTGACCTTCCTGTCATTGGCACCGTGCCTGTGTCCACTTACACCGGCTTGGACAACCCTAACGCTCCAAGTGATGTCACCGATGACAATGACGTTGTTCCGCCGGTAGCCAATCCAATGACCGGCACCAGTCAATGCCCAGATGGGTACACCTTTGATGAAGATTTGCAGGCGTGTCGTCGCATGACGAAGCGCGAATTGCGAGGTGACGCGGATTCCTCCACCGCGTCTGGCGATATGTTCTACCGGCGCACCAGTCTGGATGATGCGCCTGCAAACCTACCTGGCGGTTTTAACTTTGCTGATGCAAACCGTCGCTTCACGCAATCCTATGCCTTCCGTCCTTCGTTCTATCGCAACCCGATGGACACCACAGGGTTTACGAAGCTCCTGTAATGCGTGAGGGAAAACTGAGGCACGACGTAGAGCGTGCAGCCAAGGCAGAGGCTCTGCTTCGTGAGCCAATCCTTGTCGAAGCCTTCGATACACTCGAAACGAATTTCATAGATGCGTGGCGTAACACGTCGGTTGCAGACACTGACAACCGGGAGCGCATCTATCACTTGCTGTCGGCCCTTCAAGCACTGAAAGGCCATCTCCACACGGTCATTGAAAGTGGAAAGGTCGCACAGGCGAACTTAGACCAACTCAAAAAATAGGTGATTTATGGCTGATAATCCTAGCGGAACCAGCAACCTGTCCATCGCGGACGCAACTAGCCTTCTCGCAACGCCCCCGCCAGAGGCGGAAACGGTAGAAGAAGAAGCGCAGCAGGAGCCTCAAGTCGAAGAAGACGAGGTTTCCGAGTCAGACGAGGTAGAAGAAACCGAGGTTGAAGAAGCCGAGGAAGAAGCTGCCGAGGATGATGATGTCACTGACGAAGATGATGTCGAGGACGACGACCAAGAGCAACCTGAGATGGTTTCCGTCACTGTTGACGGTGAAACCTATGAGGTGACGCTTGAGGAAGCGGCCAAAGGCTATCAACGTCAGGCGGCTTTTACGAAAGGTATGCAAAAGAACGCGGAAGACCGCAAAGCACTAGAGGCAGAGCGGGCGCAAACAGCGCAGGAGCGTGACGCATACCAGCAGGGACTTCAACAGGTGTTGCAATACCTGAATCAGACTAACGCTGATCCAGATTGGGACACGCTGAGAGAACAACTTCCTGCCGAGGAATATGCCAGAAGGTTCACAGATCATCAGCGTTTGCAGCAACGCAAGCGTGAGATTGAGACTGAGAACCAACGCATTGCCAAAGAGCAACAGGCCGAGCAGCACGAACTGATGCGACAGCATCTTTCAATGCAAGCAGATCTGATGTTTGAGAAGATACCGCAGTGGCGCGACGATACTGTTCGTCAGTCCGAGCGCACAGAACTGATTGAGTTTGCCAAGCGTGAGTTTGGTTACACTCAAGAAGAGATTGATGCGGCATCTGATCATCGTGCCATCAAGGCACTGTATGATTCATGGCAGTTGAGCAAGATCACTGATCAAGCGAAGACAGCCAAGAAAAAGGTGCGTAAGGCACCGAAGATGGCAAAGTCCGGCACTCCTCGCAGCAAGAAAGAAGTCCAGGCAAGCACCCGTCGCAAACAACGGGAGCAATTCAACCAAGCACCAAGCATCGCAAATGCTGTGGACTATCTTCTGAAAACTCAAACCTAGTGAGGTTACATCATGGCAACAGCCACTACTGCAACCGCCGTGGGTGAGCGCGAAACGCTGGCGGACATTATCTACAAAGTGGATAGTGACGAGACACCCATCTTTTCCTCCATTGAGAAGGAAACTTCCAATGGTATCTTTACCGAGTGGCAAGTGCAGGAACTTGCTGCTGCTTCCACAAGCAACCATGTCAACGAAGGCGCTGACATGTCGGACAGCGGCGTTACTGCTACGTCACGTCTTGGTAACTACCACCAGATCAGTCAGAAGGGCTACATCGTATCCAACACTCTGGATGCTGTAGACAAGGCCGGTCGTGATCGTGAAGTAGCATACCAGCGCGTTTTGAAGGGACTTGAGCTTCGTCGTGACATCGAAAAGATGATCGGTGACACCAACGTAGCACGCTCGTCCTCTGAGCCGCGCAAGTCTGCATCGCTGCTGACTTGGATTACCAATGGTGATGCGCCGTCTGACATGGCGTTCGCTACTGGTGACGGTACTGACACCGCTGACGTGACCGGCACTGCCGCAGCACTGACGCTGGCGAAGATCGACACAGCCGTAACCGAAGCATGGCAAGACGGTGGCAACCCGTCCATGCTGGTTTGTTCTGCAACCAATCGCGCCAACATCAGCGATCTGACGCAGAGCGGCACCAACCTCGTAAGCAACCAAGTCAACATGACTGAGGGCAAGGCACCGACCTTTGTTGGTTCTACTGCCGTCTATCTGACCGACTTCGGCACGCTCGACATTACGCCGAGCCGCTTCATGAGCAACGACAAGCTGTTCGTAATTGACCCGAACTTCGTGTCGCTTTCGACGCTTGCTGGTCGCAACTTTGCGGAGAACGACATTGCCAACACTGGTGATGCCGAGAAGTCGCAGATCGTGTGCGAGTGGGCATTGAAGGTGAAGGCACCGAAGGCGCATGGCGCATGTATCGGACTGAACGGTAGCTAACAGCTAACGTAGAACAACGAAAAGGGCGGCTTCGGTCGCCCTTTTTTATTGGAGGTTTTATGGCAAAACGCCTGATTAAGAAGGACGAGACATCCGGCAAGGAAGTCTGGATGCACGACAACGATGGTGACTACATCATCGAAGAAACGCAGCACGTTGCGCCGCTTCTTGATGAAAACAAGAAGAAGGCGAATGAGTGGCAATACGGCAAGATGATTGGCGATACGCAGCGTCATTGGCAGCAAGTCGCTGAGATTCCTAACGTCATCTACTTGCAGCTTGTCGAAAGGTATGGCGCGCCGCGTGACAACCCGACTGCTTGGCGGAAGTGGTTGAACGACTACGACAATCGCTATTTTAGGACCGGTGGTGGCAGCTTATGAGCATCAGCACATACAGTGAGTTGAAGACGGCTGTAGCCAACTTCCTCGCACGCACAGATCTGACAGACCAAATCCCTGACTTTATCCAGCTTGCAGAAGCGCGCATGTCGCGTGAACTGGAAACCCGTAGCCAGGAAAAGCGTGCGACGGCAAC